GTCCCGATTGAGCGCGGTGAACAGCGCTGGATTGGGAAGGTCCATGTACGCCTGATAAAGTGCGATCTGCGCTGCGTAGATCGGGCGGGCTAACACCACGCCTTTCTTGACCACCTCCTTCCAGGGCGCAGCGCCGAGCGCCTTGTTCTCCCAAAGCGCCGGGTATGCGATGGGCGCCGGGCCCGCGACGATGCAGCCGTCGATGTGCCCGCGAAACCGCCCATCGAGCGCAGAAAACCCGAATTGCCCTCCGTCGCGCCGGTGCGTGCGCAAATCGAAGCCGGACGCGCGCAGCCAGGACGAGACGATATTTTCGCACCGATGCCCCGCTTCGAAGATCCTCAGTGTCTTCGGTTCGAACTCGCGTCCTTCGTCCTTTGGGACCGCAAGGTAGTCGTATTGGATCTGGCGCAGACATTCGCGGCCAAGCCCCGATGAGCTGACATACCGGCGAGGCGGTTGGGTGCGGCTGCGCTCGCTTAGGGCCGCGTCGATCGCGGCGTTGACTGCGGCACCGACTCCCTGAGGCCGAACGGGTCCCTCGTAATTGCACCCTGAGCCGTGATTGAGGTCCAGCACCGGGCGACCTCAGAATGGAATATCGTCGTTGAGAGCCTGGCGCTTCATCGAGTCGGCGAACCCGTCGACACAGACCTCGATGATGCGGTCGATCTCCTCCGCGGTGCGATCGTGGAACGCCGGCATCAGGCCAAGCTCGGTCAGCACCTCGGCAAGAGGTTGCCGGGCGTCCCTGATGGCGCGCGCCTCCATGGCGGTCTTGTCGATCATCCCGAAATTCCTCTTGGCGATGACGCTGGCTGCGCGCTGACACTGGTGCGAGCAGAGCGCGAAGGTCGGATGTCGGTTCGGCCGAAGTTCGTGCGTGTAGTAGAAACCGCGCGCCTGCCGACTGCAGAGCACGCAGACCCTCACACTCCGAGCAGCAGAGAGAGCTTCTGCGACGCGCCCTCCAACGGGCGTTGCGCAATGCGCCTCGATGTCAGGACGATGAACTGGCTGATCGCGTTTTGCGCCATCGCTTCGAGGTCCCGCATGGTCAAAGAGCGAATCGGCTGCTGCAGGTTTCCTCTTGCGTTGAGCCATTCACCGATTGCCTTGCCGGCCTCATGCGTCACATGCGCTTGCCATTCATCGTCGGTCACGGGCTCACCCGTTGAGCCAGGCGGGACCTGCTGCATTGCCCTGCGGCTTCGGCGCGCTCTGCCCGGCCCATGGGACGCCACCAGCGGCTGGGGCTGGCCCAGACTGAGAATTCTGCTGCGTCGCCCAGGCGGGTGCCGGCGAGGCCGGCGCATCCGTCGCCTTGCGCGGCTTGGCATTCACGGGGTCGGGTTGGACGGTCTCGCCGCGCATCGTGGCGGCATATTGCGGGTCTCCCGGCAGCACCACGTTCGCGAGCTTGTTCTGGTCTTTGTACTGCGGGTTCGACGCCGGCTCGACCATGATACGGGCTGCGAACACGATCCCGTCGAGCTGCTTGAGCCCCTGGATGACACGCTTCTGCTTGGCGGCGGGACTCTCGTCCTTCGCATCGAGCCCGAGCGCGCTGTCGACCATCGCGCGGAAGGTGCTCTTCGCGATGTTCCAGCCCTTCGACTGCCCCTTCTCGTCGAGCTTGCCGCCCGCGACTGTGAAATTCTGCCAGAACTTGCGCCGGGCATACTGCCCCTCAACCACCGTAAATTCACAGTCGAGCATCTTGGCGTCGCTCGACTGAGAAGCCTTGAGCAGGCCGGTATCGATGGCGGTCGAGCCGTTCAGTCCGCCTGGGCGGATCGTCATTCTGATCTTCGCAAAGGTGCCGTCGGGGATCAGTTCGCCGATCGGCGCCATCTGCGGCTGCGCGTCATTGAGGTCATACATCGCGTTCTCCGTTCTTGATGTCAGGATGCGTTGAGCTGCCGTGTGTTAATCTTGGAGAGGACGGCCCCGAGATCGGCAACCTCCGTGAAATCGAGCCGCCCGCTTCGGTCCTTGGCAGGAAGGCCGAAAGGATTGCCGGCGCGACACACGAGGCGACGCTCGGTCGCTTTCTCGTCGAGCACGTACGTGCCGTCGGCTGCTTGCGAGAAAAGGTGCAGCGACATCACCTGATCGACAATGCCCGGCAGCTCGCGGCTCGCCTTAGAGCCCTCCATCTGCGGCTGCCAGGTCGAGACGTTGAACTCGTCAGTGACCTTCTCGAGCACACCCACAAAGATCACCGTCTTACCGACCGCGTGCTGCAGGTGTTTGAGCGCCTGGATGACTTCCCGGCCGAGCAAGCCATATGCACCGCGCACGTCCGGCTTGCCGGTGCGCTCCGAGAATGCTTCCGGCTGCTGTTTGGCGTAAGTCATCACCTGGCGGGTCAGGTCGGTGATGCTGTCGACGAAGATGATCGACTTCGAGGCGAGGAATTCCTCGATGCCGGTGCCGGCGTAAACTGTGCGCGCATGCTGATGATGCTGTGCGCTGTACCAGGCATTCGGGTCAGCCGCCGGATCAGGTCCACCAATCAGGACGGCGAGATCCCGGAAATCCACGAAGCTGCGGATCGGGATGCTGGCGCCAGGCCAGTCCTGCACTGACTTCATGCCGGCCTCGAGGTCGAGACAGACCGTCTGATCGGACGGCAGCGTCTTGAGCAGCGAGGTTTTGCCGACGCCCGGTGGCCCGAAGATCGCGACCGATGTCTTGTTCTGCGCGCCAGAGAGCCGCTCGTCGGCAGTGACAATGCGAACCAGCATTAAGTTGCTCCAATTGGTCGGCGGGGCGTTGACCGGGCGCCGAAGGATGGCCCTGTCCGCGCTCACGCAACGGACCACCCCGCCGTAGCTGTCAGGATCGAAGTGGCTCGATGCGATAGGTCGGGCGCCCCGTCTCGACCGTGCGCGCCGGGATGAAGAGTTCGCGGACCGGACGCGGCCAGTTGGCGAACGCTGCCTCCGAGACGTCCAACTTGGTCTTCACGTAGTCGGCGGGATTGTCGCCCCAGCTGGTGCGGATGATTTCGACCGCGTGTGCGAGCTTGCCCTGGTCCCATTTCACGCGCTTGGGGAGATCGGCGATGACCGTGAACTCGTTGTCGACGAAGCGCACCGTGCCGGTGTCCTTGTTCGCTTCTGCGCGGCATTGCTTCGCGCGGGCGCCGTAGCGGCGGTCGAGTGCGGCATCGAGCTTTTCCTCTAGAAGCCGCAGCGAGGCCTTCTGTGTGTCGAGATCATCGAGTAGGCAGGCGAGCTCCGGCGACGAAAGCTCAGCGATGGCATCGATTGGAAGTTCGCGGATGTGCTCGGTCAGAATGGCGGGGGCGTTCATCGGCTCGACCCCTCAAGCCGCGAGCGCCGGCGCTGCCACTTGCGCGAACGGGCTGCCAAGCCGACCAAGAGCGCGCACCACGAGATAGACGTAATCGTGCGGCCCGACGCGCTTCTGGAATGGGAAGACAAGTCCTTGGTCTGCAGCCGTCATGATCCGGGACGCCACGGCCGAGAGCTTGCGACAGTCGTGATGGCTCAGGATTGCCGAACTGGGGTGGCGATCGCGCCCGAGGTGCCCGCGGTAGTATGCGACGCAGTCATTGGCATTTGCATCGACGATCCAGTCCACGAAATCATTCTCGTCAAACGGAATGAAGTTCCTCTCGATCGCGGCCGCGAACTCTTCGGGTGTCCGGAACATGCGCAAAGCTCTCCCGTGCGGCCGCAAGCGACCGTTCTTGCTGGTTCGATGCTGGAAAGCTGACCGGGGTCAGCGGTTACTCATTAGGTAGCGAGCGAGAGCGCGATTTTTTCCCGAGAGGTCATTTGCGCCTTCGATCGCTTCGATGCCTTGTAGGTAGCGAGGAGCGGCCGTCTTTTTCCCAAGGGGCCTAAGTACCCTTCGGTCGATGAGGCCGACCATGACCATCCGGTACCGGATCTCGCGCATACGACGATAGAACTCGCTGGTGGACAGACCCGTCGCGCGTTGCGCTTCGGCAAGTTCTCCGTCTGCTTCCAGCGCAGCTTCGGCGGCGATGCGGAGTTCGATCGGCAACCCGCGGACGAACGCCAGCAACGACATGGCGTCCAAAATGCCAGTCTCGGTCGGGGCAGATTCATCCGCGATTGCTGCGCCAATTGCCGACGCTTCACGGTCGTCGTGCACGATGGCTTTTTCGCTCAGGGACACGGTCCCAAGCTTTCGTGCCGCAACCAGGCGGTCTGCCACCGACTGCGCGGCTTGACGGGCGATCTGGTGCGCAAACGGAACCCAGGGACCGCGAGCCGGATCGAAGAATCGCCGTCGCTCGAGGAGAACCAGCAGGATGTCCTGCTCGACGTCCTCTCGCTCGTCGGGTGTAAGCTTCAGCGTGCGTGCGACGCGTCGCGCCTGGTAGACCGCGGCAGCACGCATCGCCTGCAGCATCGCGCCTTCGACATCATCTTCGGCCCCAGTCATGCGCCCTCTCCATTCCTGCGGTAGGCAAATCTCTCCCGTTCGCAGGCACGCCTGCGTTGGACGATGCTGCTGCTGTTGTTTCCGATTACGCAGCGCTTCGGGACTTGAACTCGCGATAGACCGAGACCGCGACGGCCAGGTCCCCTTGCATGTCAGGAGGCAGGCGCCGTGCCTCGATGAAGGCGCGATCGGTCGGGAGGCCGAGCCGCTCACACGCCGCGACGATCAGCGAGTCCTTCGGCGCAAGCTCCAGCCCACGTTCGATACGCGACCAGTAGGCCTGCGAGATGTCGATGGAGCGGGCAAACTCCTTGAGCGTGATACCCGCTTGCTCGCGTTCGGTTCTGATCCAGGAGCCAAATGACATCACTCACCTCTCAATCGCATGAGCTGCGCCGCGGAGGAGGTCGTACCGTTCAAGACGCACGCGCATGAAGCTTTCCGAAACACCGTAGCGATCAGCGAGTTCGAAGATCACATCGGCGATGACGTCCGGATCGAGCCGCGCCGCATCGTATGCCCGCGTGTTGGCAAGAACCGTTGACGAACGCCGAGACCCCTGCAGGCGATGCTGTCGTGCAAGCCTTTGGAGATCGACCCGCAACAGAGCGCCTGGAACGAGGAGCGCACCCATGAACTCGTTCGCGCGCACCTCGCGTGGATCGCGCCGAGATGCTCGCCCGGTGAAGCTC